GCGGTGAAGTTGGTAAAGGTGGATCAGCAAACGTAAACAAAACTTCAACAGTAGCTGGTAAGAATGACATGGGCGGTTCAAGCGCAAACATCGCTAAAGGCGGCGCAGAAGCTAATCCAGATGGTACTAGCCCAAAAGCAACTGTTAAACCAAAAGGCGAATTAAAAGGTGCAGGTTCATATGAAAATGTTCCTGGTGCTAAAGCTGGCCAAGCATTTGCTAAAAAAGCAACAGCAGTTAAGAAAGAAGAAGGTGCTGTAAACGCAACTTCACCATTAGCAAAATAATTAGGAAACTATAATGGCATTTTATCTTAAAGAGAACTTAACGTTTGACGCTGCGAGAATGGAAGTCTTGACTGAAGACTCGCATGATGGCAAAGGTAAGAATCTTTACATGAAGGGTATATTCATTCAAGGTGGTGTTAAAAACCACAATGAGCGTGTATATCCAGTAAATGAGATTGAAAAAGCCGTTTCTGCATTAAATGAACAAATCAAGGGTGGTTACAGCGTCTTAGGCGAAGTTGATCACCCTGATGATTTGAAAATTAATTTAGATCGCGTTTCACATCTGATTACAGACATGTGGATGGATGGTCCTAATGGTTTTGGTAAATTAAAGGTTCTTCCTACTCCGATGGGATTGTTGGTAACAACAATGTTGGAGTCAGGAGTAAAACTTGGTGTTAGCTCTCGTGGTAGCGGCAACGTGAATGAGACTGACGGCAAAGTAAGTGACTTTGAAATAGTCACAGTAGATGTAGTTGCGCAACCAAGCGCACCAAATGCATATCCAACAGCGATTTACGAAGGACTGATGAATATGCGTGGTGGCAGTAAGGTATTCGAAATGGCTAAAGAGGCCAGCGCAGATCAAAAAGTACAGAAATATCTAAGAGAAGCCGTAAAAGGCCTTATCAAAGATCTTAAAATTAAATAGGAGATCGTAATGTTAGATGCTATCAAACCATTGTTAGATAGTGGTATCATTAACGAAGAAACTCAATCAGCTTTAAATGAAGCTTGGGAATCTAAGTTAAATGAAGCACGTGACACTATTCGCGCTGAATTGCGTGAAGAGTTCGCCGGCCGCTATGAGCACGACAAAAATGTAATGGTTGAAGCTCTAGACAAGATGGTTACTGAAAGTCTCACCGCTGAACTCAAAGAGTTTGCCGAAGAGAAACAGGCTCTTACTGAAGACCGAGTGAAATTTAAACGTCATATGGTTGAAAGTGCTGGTAAGTTTAATGACTTCATGGTTACTAAACTTGCTGAAGAGATCAAAGAGTTACGTCAAGATAAGAAAGTTCAAAGTGAAGCAGTTGCTAAACTAGAAAAATTTGTTATCCATGCCTTAGCTGAAGAGATCAAAGAGTTTGATCAAGACAAGCAAGCTGTTGTTGAAACTAAAGTTAAACTAGTAGCAGAAGCTAAATCAAAACTAGCTGAACTACAAGGTGCTTTTGTTAAACGCAGTGCTAAACTTGTTAAAGAAGCAGTAGCACAAAATCTAGGCTCAGAATTGGCACAACTAAAAGAAGACATTCAAACTGCTCGTGAGAACATGTTCGGACGTCGTCTATTTGAAGCATTCGCTACAGAATTTGCTGGTACTCATTTAAATGAGAACAAGGAAATTGCTAAACTTCAAGCAGAACTAGCTGAAAAAGAGCAAGTTGTTGCTGAAAGCCAAAAAGCGGTTGCAGAAAAAGAAGCATTAGTTGAGTCTAAGAACCGTGAAGTTCGAATGATCCAAGACGGTATCGCTCGTAAAGAGAAACTTGATGGATTACTAAAAACATTAAACAAAGAGAAAGCTGAAGTAATGAGCAGCCTACTCGAGAGTGTGCAGACAGAAAGACTACAAACTGCATATGAAAAGTATCTACCAGCAGTTCTAAACAACACTCCAACAGCAAAAGCTGACAAGGCGATGCTAAGTGAGTCAAGAGTAGAAGTGACAGGTGATAAATCTGCTAAAACCAACGTAGAATCCGAAACAAATGTTATCGAAATTCGTCGTTTAGCAGGGCTAAAATAGTAGTAATTTTTTTTAAAGGAAAATAAGAAATGACAACCCAACTATTAGAAGGCCGTTGGAACGAGACCAAAGACGCCCTGTTAGAAGGTCTACAAGGTTCGAAAAGAACTACAATGGCTGTAATTTTAGAAAATACGAAGAAGCACTTGATGGAAACAGCAACTAGTGGCGCTACAGCAGTAGGTAACGTAGCTACATTAAACCGCGTTATTCTTCCAGTAATTCGTCGAGTAATGCCAACAGTTATCGCTAACGAAATCGTTGGTGTACAACCAATGACTGGCCCAGTAGCACAAATCCACACACTACGTGTACGTTATGCAGATGCTGTTACAGCAACTTCAGGCGACAGCACAGTAGGTGGTGATGAAGCTCTAAGCCCATTCAAAATTGCAACTGCTTACTCTGGTACAACAGCTGGTAAGGCTGCTTCAACATCAACACTTGAAGGTACACCAGGTAACAGAATCAACGTTCAAATCTTGAAACAAGTTGTTGAAGCTAAAACACGTAAATTGTCTGCACGTTGGACTTTTGAAGCTGCGCAAGATGCACAATCTATGCACGGTTTAGATGTTGAAGCAGAAATCATGGCAGCTTTAGCACAAGAAATCACAGTTGAAATTGACCAAGAGATCATTGCATCTCTAACAAGTTTAGCTGGTAACACATTTAACTACAACCAAGCTACAGTAAGTGGTACAGCAACATTCGTAGGTGACGAGCACGCAGCTCTTGCAGTTTTAATTAACCGCGCTGCTAACTTGATCGCTCAACGTACACGTCGTGGTGCAGCTAACTGGGCAGTTGTAAGTCCAGAAGCTTTAACAGTATTACAATCTGCTACAACTTCAGCATTTGCTCGTTCAACAGAAGGTACTTTCGAAGCTCCAACAAACACAAAATTTGTTGGTACATTAAACTCAGCAATGAAGATCTATGTAAACAGCTATGCTGGTACAGGCACTTCAGTGTTAGTAGGTTACAAAGGTTCTAGCGAAGCTGATGCAGCTGCGTTCTATTGCCCATACGTACCTCTAATGTCATCTGGCGTTGTTTTAGATCCAAATACTTTTGAACCAGTAGTTGGCTTTATGACACGTTATGGTTACGCAGAGTTAACAAACACTGCTTCATCTCTAGGTAATGCAGCTGACTACTTAGAAACAATCGGTGTTGCAAACCTATCATTCCAATAATATTATATTATTGAGTTTGAAAACATTCAAAAAGCCCACTAGTTGGGCTTTTTGTTTGACTACGCGATAAATATACTTGTTCGCTCTTAAATGAGAGTTTATGCGGTCCCCACCGCGTAGGCCTAGAACGCCATAACATATAAGGAGAAACAAATGGGACGTCCTATTCCAGAAAGATTTTTTAACGGCACCGGCGGTGCTGGATCACCAGGTGGTGAAGGTATTGCTTCACTAACTGTTGAGGGTGGTAATAGCTATTCAGCTGGTACTACCATTAGTTTTAGCGCAAGTCCAATTGGTGGAACAACAGCGACAGCTACAATTACTTTTGTTGCACCAGCAGACAATGCACCAGGTAACGGTAACGTTGCTACTGCTAGTATTACAGCAGCAGGTAGCGGCTATACATCAGTTCCAACAGTGACATTCAACAAACCAGCTAACGTTGTGGTTGATGGATTTACTCAAATTGCAGGTAAAGTATTTAAATTCTCAAGCGGTGTTACAAGTGGTATCTATGCAGGTATGGTTGCTAATGTGTTCTTTACTACAACTACATTAGGTAATCCAACTCGTGTTGTCAGTGTTGATGTTGCAAGCGGTAATATCACTATGTCAACAGCTAACACGGCAGCTATCAGCTCACCAATCAGCTTTGGTGACGTTGGTCGCTTAGGTGATATCGCAGCAGTATTGGTTCCAGCAGTTACAACAGCTAACACTATCCAAGGTAATGCTTTTATTACATCAGGAGCAGGTGGTAGAGTG